CTAAATGCTTGTCAGACTCGAAAGCTAAGACCTGATTCCGTGTTAAAGATTCTATTTCCTGTACCTTGAGGTTTAGATTCTGTGTATTGTTATTTTGTCTGTTACGTTTTTTCAAACTAATCTCCAAGTGTCTTTCTTAGGTTGATCTGAATATTCGTATAATATCCAAGGAAACCTACTAAGTAAGAGAATGCCTGCGTACCGATATGACTCATCAGGAGGTCTAGGACAAGAAAAAGGTGTGGAGACCCCTTTTAGCCATAAAAGGCATTCAGTATCCCTTAGTTCTTTCTTTTTTATACGATAGTATTTTAACTCACATCGTATTGTTTTTTCGTAGATAAAAGGAATGCCCTTACTATCTATAAAAGTCTTTTTTTGCTGCTTTAATATTCCATTTAAGTAGTCTATTGACCTTCTCAAAGGAAAGAGGGTTGGGTAAGGTGTTTGAAGCCTACGAATACCCAGAGTTTTTCCTTCCATGTTTCTATCGTCTACTACTTTACCGTCCATAAACATTAAGCCGTCAGAAAAGCTCCAGTCCTCACTCGGAAGAATAAAGACTGGAAACGTTATCTTAGGTAGTTGTTTATAGGTGATTACCAATTATTTACTAGCCATTGCATAAAGACCAATATTTGCGAACGCATAGCCTGCGTATGTTAGAAGCATAGGCATATTATGAAACTTAATCCATTGCTCTACTCCAACATATAAATAAATTACTCCTGTTACTGCAATCAGAATTGAACTCATTATATTAACCCTAAGCTATTTGAAGCTGCTGCTATAATAAAGCAACAGGTGACTATATTTAACCAGGCAGCAAAGGTACGAAAATAGATAGCCTTATTAAACTTTCTATCTACTCCATAAGGTTCTACACCTACGCTTTCCGCCCAGACCCTAATTATCTTATCAAACCATTTACTCATATAATTTCTCGAATTTGCCCATTGAATAATCATCGCCAATCTCAAAGTCACAACCCACAGGTGCGCCCGGTATAGATACACCCCTGTCTTGTTGTATATATGCTTGAAGCTTTTCACAGTATTCATCTAGTTCATCCTCCGGTACTTCAGCTAGTATGCTATCGTGTACCAACGCAAATATTTTACTTTTCATTTTTTTGGCTTTGATATATTCGTTCATATCAATGCCGCCCATTAAGTTAATATCAGAAGCAGCAGACTGCACCAGAAAGTTAAGACCACTCCTAACGCTACTAGACGCGATGCCTGAATCTTGACTTGCAACATTTGGTAATCTCCTCTTTCTTCCAAAACAGCTATAAATAAATCCATTTTTATTTATAAAGTCCTCGTTTTTATCAATCCAAGACCTTAACTTATGAAACTCTTTGAAGTACTCATCAATAACTTCTTGAGCCTCTTGTTTACTAAAGTATTTACCTGAATCTTTGGTAACTTGTTCACTAATTTTTGCTGGTCCAGCACCGTACATAATACCAAACGTTACTGCTTTAGCTGCTTGGCGTTTATCGCCGTATAGCTCAGCTACTTCTTCTACTGCACAAGGTAGTTTAAATACTTTATGTGCAATAGTTGAGTGAAAGTTACCTCCGCTTCGGAATACATCCATTAAGGCTTTGTCCTCTGCAAGAACTGCTGCAACATATACCTCTGCTGTTGTTAAGTCCATTGCAACTATTTTATGCCCTGGAGCTGCCTTAATACAACCTTTTACGGTAGGGTTATCACGAGGCAGCTGTTGCATATTCAGTTTACCACTACTAGAAAGTCTACCTGATGTAGTAGTGTGTAAGTTAAAACCTGTTCGTAGTCTACTATCACGATCAAGCTGAGGTATAATCTTATCAAGATAAGTATTCTTAATCTTACCTTTCTGTCGAATATCAAGAATTAACCCAGGTACTTCAGACTTTGCTGATAGCTCTTGTAAAACTTCTGCATCTGTACTATTCGCACCAGTACCTGTTTTCTTTCCTGTAGGCTGAAGTCCAATGCAATCAAATAAAAGCGATCGCAGCTGTACTGTACTATTAGGATTGAACTCTTTGCCTTGAATCTTCTCAAACTCTGCAATACGAGGATTTTGGTACAACCCCGCTACGGCTTCATCAATATCTGCCTGCATAATATCTTGAGAGGCTACTAACCTTTCTTTATCAAAAGGCACTCCATTATCTTGCACATCTGTTAGGAATCTAGTAGCAGGAATGAGTATTTCCTCATATACCTTTTTTAGTTTTGCATTCTGTAGTATCTTCTTGAATTTTTCAAACAATAAGAAAGTACATACAGCATCCATAGCAGCATAAGTTTTCATTACATCAAAAGGAATAAATTCCCACTGAAAGTCTGCTTTTAGTATGCCATTTTCTTTCCTGTAGTTATCTATCCAGTCATACATTGGCTTTTCATAGTCACCATACTTGGTAAACTTCATTGTTAGTTCTTTCAAGCCATGACGAGAGTTTTCGTCTATGATATAATGTAAAAGCATAGTATCATGAAATCTAGGAAACTTAAAATTGAAATGATACTCAAAGAAAGCTAAGTCAAACTTTGCGTTGTGGAAGATAACTTCTTTTTTAGTCCAAAGCTCCTGCATTAAAGCTTCTGCTTCTTCGTCTATAACGTTTGCATCTACGTACACACCATAGTCTGCTTTGTAAGATAAGGAGAAACCAAGTACTTGACCATCTCTAGGGTAGAGACCGCCTGTTTCGGAGTCAAGGGCAACATAGTCAAGAGGGTACTCAATAGCATCTCTTAGATATGATTTTAATACTTCGGAATCCTGGATACCAAAAGCAATGCTTTCATCTATAATGACTTCTTCTACTTCACCGGTTATGTACTGAATAATACTATCTTTGGAAGAGTCCCAAGTTTTCTTAGCTTCAGGTTTGAACGCGAGCATAGCAGGGTTTATTACTGGTAAAAACTTCTTCTCTACCAGCTTACCTGAGTATTCTGTTACTGAATTAATTTTTGTGAAATACTTTAGTGCATCACTACCGACAAGTATTAACCAGTCGTAAGCGTCTACATCTATTTCTATATCGCAATGCTTTTTCAGTACTTTTTTAATTGTTGGATCACTACAGAGTTGGTATTGATCAAACTCAAAAGCATTGTCAAATTCTTGTTTATATCTTGTTTTACTTTTTTTCGTTTCTATTAATGCAACTTTAGGCATATAATTTACTCTTTAGTTTAGTTATTTGATTTTCCGTAAGTGCTCCAGGGTCTGTACCCTTTAGATGAATACTTCTAGTAAGTAACGACACATCTTCACACATTTGTTTTACTTTTTCTGCTGCTTTCTGTCCTGCGTCATCTCCATCAAAAAATATATCTACCTGCTCTACTCCCTGAATCTTTAGCATAGACAGTTTATCTGTGTTAATATTCTTTGTTCCGAAACAACAAACTGCATTTGTTAAGCCTTTATCATGCAAGTTTATCATATCATATATACCCTCTACAAGAATTATAGAACCTTGCTTGGGCTGTACTACAGGAAATAGCGGCATCCTTGCGCCAGCTGGAGTAATAAGATATTTAGGAACCCCCTGGGCTGTATGTCTACCATTGAAAGCAACTATCCTTCCAGACATATCCCGAACAGGAAAAACAATTCTACTAGCATAGTCTTTATCTATGCTGTTAAACGCTTCGAATCGTTTATAAGTTTCCGGTTTTATATTCCTCCAGTTTCCTATGTACGGTACTGCATTTTGGGGGAAGGACAAACCAACGCTTTCTGCGCGCTTTTCGGATATACGCTTCTTTAAGAGTTCACGCTTAAGCTGTAATTGGTTTGCCCTTTCCCCAAAATGAGTAAAGAGGTTACCTTTGTATTCACAACTAAAACATTGAAATACTCCGGTAACCTGGTCTATTCGCATACTAGGGTTACGATCAGGATGTTCTGGATTGATGCAACTTACCAAAAAGTCTCTACCTTTTGGAATGTATTCTATATTCTTTTTCTCCAGTAAATCCTGAACATTCATATTAAACTGCTACCTTTCGTCTTACTAATTCGTTTTTAATTTTTTGTTGGATCTTTGGCTCTACTCTCTCATATGCTTCTTGAAGCTCTTTAGTTGGAGTAGTTTTCATATAGAAATGTACTGTTTTCGTTTTCTTACTTTGACGATCTACTAACAATTTTTGAGATGGCTTGAATTTAGTTGGCATTTTATTTTCCTATATGTTTGATGTTTTCTGTTGAAATTACTTGGTATGCACCTTTGTTATATGCAGGAGCTAATGTATAGCCTTTCGATACTTCTTTTTTATAATCTTCCTGAGCTTTACTAGCTACTCCCATCATAGGCTGAGACGGATACTCTATAGTCTCTCTACGATAAGGCTTGGGTTGATTCAAAGGTTTGAAAGCCGGTTGTACTTTCTTTACTTTTCTATGGGTTTTTCTTTTACGACCAGAAGGGCTATAATTAATAGAACCGTTTACAATCATATATACTCCTCTCATTTAAGAAGAATATTATATCAAAATATAAAGGAAATGTCAAGAACTATTTATCAGATGTCATCGATGGCTTCATCGCTTCGATTTTCAGAGTCCTCTCGCTCTTTGGGTGTCATACTAGATTCTGGTCCTATCTTTAGGGTTTCCCAGTCCATTTTAGAAGTAAAAGATTTCATAGAGGCACTTCTCATTTTAACACAGTTAAAGGTTACGCACTGATCTTCTTGATCCCAAGTTTCTAGTGTGTAAGCTGCATCTGCTGCGTCAAGTATGCCTTTTGCGAAGCGTGCTTCGCCGGTTGCATCGGTTTGGTAAGGACTAAAAACTGGCACTTCATATTCTTGTGCCATAGCCTTCAAAGCCTTACTTACTTCTATCTGTTCTGTCCAGTCGTATTGACCACCACGAGAGGGAAGGCTTGAGCGTTTTACTTGGTTAATATAGTCTACGATAACAACGCCCACGTCTAACGTCTTGACCTTCTTGTCAAGCTCTGCGCGGATTCGTGCTAAAGTTAATGAAGGATCATAAACTACATCTAACTGCTGAGTCGGGAGAAGCTCGCAGTTAGATGTAAGCTCATGATGAAACCTATCAAAGTCTCGACTATCTTTATACTCTTTCAAACGCTCTTGCCCTTTTTCAAAGCGGTTTGCCCACCAAGTTGCTACACGCTCCCACTCGATTACATTGAGATTTTTAGTTCTCAATCGAGCAAAAGGAATGCCTGTAGCAATAGCACAACATCGTTGCAGTATAGATCTACTGTCCATTTCTATGGTGAAATAGATAGCAGATTTTCCAGAGTTGAAAACATTGTTTGCAATGTTTGAGCAGGTTACAGACTTACCCGCCCCTCGTTTACCACCAACAAGAATTAAATCTCTAGGAGAGAACTGAATCTCATGGTCATACTCAGTATTGAGACCGAGAGGCAAATAAGCTGCAATATCATCTTCATCTTCAAACAAGGTAATACGTTGCATACTATCTTGAGGTCGTTCTAAATCTACTTTTTCCTCTATATCTAAAACGATTTGATGTAGATGACTTACTGATTCATCAGCATCTTCAAAAGCTACTGAATTCTCAACATAGTCCTCAAGAGAGTTTAGAATCTCTTTTTGAGCATACTCATTCTTGAGATACTCAAGAAGCATATAAGCATCAGCTTCTACTTCTATAGATTCTATTGCGAATAGCTTTTCCCTTACTCCGCTATCGCGAATCTCGAACTTGAGGTCGTCAAACGTGGGCATCTTGTGATATTTTTCACAATGATGATCTATAATCCCGTACAGGGCATGATACTCTGCGGGTAGATAATTTTTACGGCAGCTAGTCCAGGTCTCGAAGTCCTGTAGCTCAAGCACTTGCTTTATGAGCGCACTAGCAATATTCAATCAAAATTCCCCCGAATTGACGAAAAAAGCCGCCAAGGTTGCGCATTGTTAAGAGGCGTGACGGCTATGTTTATTAGAAAAAACTACTGAGCAGCTTTTTCTTTTTTAGCTGCACCATCGTAGTCGGCAGCAACCAAACCACGACGAGTCAACATAGTTTTGACGCCGCGAGCAGTTTTACCAATCGCATCAGCGATTTGCTCAACAGTCATGTTCGCAACATCAGCAAGGTCTGCAAGAGGATCGCTCTTTGCGGAACCTTTAGTTTCTTTCTGCTTAGGAATAGCAGTGATAGCTTCGGCACGCAGTAAGCTGAGAGCTTTACCACGAACACTGTTTACGCTCTTACCGAGAGCTTCTGCGATTTCTTCAACGAAAGAACCGCCGTTAACCATTTCTACGAAAGTGGCTTCTTCTGCATCAGTGTAAGTTTTTACACTTTCTGGCTTAGGAGCAGGTTTAACGTGCTCAGTCAATTCCATAGACAAGATTTTGCCTTGAATAGACTTAGGTGAAAAAGCACCGTCTTCAAAATGACCGGCAATTTCAGCGTAGGTATACTGACCGCTGTTGTCAGTTACAAAAGCTGCAAGAGTAGCTTCTTGAGCTTCTGAGAATGCGCGAGAGCTAGCAGCAGAAGCAAGTTCTACTTCAAAGCCCATTTTACGCAATTTGCTAGAAACTGAGCGAGGTGTAGTTTCTAGTAGATCTGCTGCTTCTGCAACAGTTGATTGAGATACAGGCGACTCATCACCAACAAAAGTGCTGAGCTGTGCTGTACGTTCGTCTGTCCACTTAGGAAGTGCCATATTAATTCTCCAAGAATTGTATTAGGTTGTTTACTATTGTTATGCCCTTGTCTCGGGCTGATTTAGTTTTTGCAGATTCGATACCACTCTCATTAACTAGAATGGTAACTTCTCTGGTTAGAGAACCCTTTACAGTGAATCCATGCTGTTGTAATATCTCTGTGGCTTCAGCCTTTGTTTTATAAGATTTTAACTTGCCTGAGATACATACTACACCTTTGTTAGCTACTGTAATAGGTTTGTCGAACTTAAAAGAAAAAGGATGTGCTAAAAGCGCATCTACATTCTCTTGTATATACTGAAGTAAATTTTCTGTTGCCTTAGGACCGAGTCCTGCTGACCGACAGCTTTCTTCATCAATATCTGCTAGATACTCGCACACACCAGCTAACTTTTTAGCTGCTGTATTGCCGATCAGAGGTATTGATAAGGCAGGTAAAATTACGTTCAGTGGTACACCTTTAGACTTCTGAATCTCATCAAAAACTTTTGCACCAATTTTCTCAGATTCTAGTAGAAGAACCAAGTCATCTAGAGTTAGCAAGTACAACTCTTGTGAAGTTGTGACCCCCAATTTCTCGATAGCTTTTGGTCCAAGCCCCTTAATCTTGAGGGTCTTTGCAAAGTGCTCTAGCCTTTTTTGAGTTTGTGAAGTACAGGATGTGTTTCTACAAAATAAAAGATTATTTACGACATCAAGCACAGAGTTACACGAAGGGCAACTTGTTGGAGCTTGAATTATTTGCATAGTCGTTTCCTTAATTTTGAAAAGATATTATAAGTAATTTTAAGATAAAAGTCAAGAACTATTTTTTTGTGTGTCATACACGCCTTACAACTCTTGGAATTATCTCTCCAGATCGTATGATCTCTACATTACAGCCTATCTCTAGATCTAACTCCTCTATGTAATCCATATTATGTAAGGTAGCTCTAGATATTGTAGCATCTCCAATCATGACTGGCTCTAGTATTGCAACCGGACTAACAACCCCCGACTTACCTACTTGCCACTTAACATCGTTTAGCTTAGTTACTACACCCTCCTGCATCTCTTTTAAGGCAAATGCGCCTCTTGGATGTTTCGCAGTATAACCTAGCTTGGTGAAGTCTTCGTTATTGTTAATTCGATAAACAACTCCATCTGTAGGGAATCCATCTGTTAAGTGAGTGTTTACAGTGTTAAAGTCATTTTGCTTCAGAAACTCCATGTCCTCTGTCCAAGTGTCATAAGGCATTTCTGATTGAATACCATACGCATAAAAGAATAAAGTACGAGACTTAAACTCTTCCTCACTTTTTAGATTCAAAGCACCTGCGGCATAGTTACGAGCGTTTTCAATATTACTAGGAGCTACTACTTCTCCTGTTATTTGAACTAGACCGTGCTGATTGATTGTAGAAGGAACCAAGTTCCTCATATTATTTGTAATATCTCTACCATATATTCCATCGCCCCTAGTCAGAGCTTGTTGAAAATCTCCATTGATATATAGTAGTGCTACTGCTGCTCCGTCAAGTTTTACACTTGCTACCACATCATCTCCCGTTACTGGAAAGGGAGGGTTAAGAATATCGAAGCACTTTTGTAGGGAATACATTTGAAATAAATGTAATATACCATCAGTAGGGGTATAACCTACCTCATGATAGTTATGTGTTCTTGCTAGAAAGTCCCATTCTCCATCTGTTATAATGGGAGAGCCCTCAAAGTATGCATGGGCTGCTTTGTCTAGAAAATCTTTCATTGCTTGCCTCTTTTATTAATTTAGGGCACTATTATACTAAAAATATGAGCAACTGTCAAGAACTATTTATAAATACCTTCTATGAGGTCACCGAAGTTTTCTTCAATAACCTGCTTTGATTCGGCAAGAGATAATATTTCTACTAGCCCTGCGAAAAGCTCGCGGGAGTTGGAAAAATCTATGGGTATAGTCACTCCCTCTTTTGAAGGAGACCATTCTTCAGTAAAAAAATCTAAGTAGTACTTACGCAGGGAAAGATACTCTACCCCTCTAAAAGTACTTACAGTTAGCCTTACTTGAACTTCTTTTAGCTCATCATAGTGAACCAAACGCTGGTACACTTCTGGTGCTTCATGAATTTCCATGACTTAATCCAAAAAATAAAAGAAAAGTATAGCTCCTACTAATAAAGGAACTACGATAGGGGTGTCTATAAGGCTCGTAATTACTACTTGTGCTATAGAGGTTGATATATCAAACAGTTGATTCATTTGTTATTTTTAAGTATAGAGGATAGAGGCACAACAGAAGTTACGCTCTCAGGTTTTAATAGGCGATACGAATCTGTATCCCAACAAAACAACAATAAGTTTTTATCTGTTTCTTTTGCTCGGTTACGTTTATTCTGTATATAGGGAGTAGAGAAGTCTAGAGTACAAACATTATACTTTAGTTTGTTCGAGTTTTCACTACGATAAGTAATTATCGCATCACCATACTCGGTAACTTTACCTTTTAATTCTTGCTTTTTCACTTTGGCTCCTTTGGTAGCAGTTAGCAACAATAATTACTTATCTACATACTCTAAGGTAGTTTTTATAGGTAAAGAAAAAGCTAGGGAGAGGTACTCCCTAGCGATCTCAAGATCGTAAATTATTTAGTCGGCATTAGCTGTGAGTACTTTTGTGAAATACTGAGCTGCTTTACCAGTCAATTTACTTACTACGTCATCGTCAACTTCTTGACCAGCATCAGTGATAGCTGCAATTAGAGCTTCTTGAGCGGCTGCTTTAGAGACACGAGTGCCTCCAGTAGAACCACTAGATGCTTTAGCGGCAGGAGTTTTCTTGACATAGACACCAGCTTTAGTAAGAATCATTCGGACACCATTTGGTGATTCGCCAAGATCGTCAGCGATTTCCTTTACGATTTCCATGCTAGTTTCAGGTGTGGGGTTTGCGGCAGTGTATAATTCTACGGCTTCGGCTTTGCTTTCATCAGTCCAAGGCATTTTTCGTTTTCCTTTGTATTT